GTCTGGTGCGGCGGTTCGCTCACCTATGCTTGATCAGCTAGCGCTTGGTGCTGGTAAGAAAGCTGAATTACCTTACTGGAATGATATTGACGCGGCTATTGAAGCTAACTTGTCTAGTGATGATCCGGCAGCTATTGCAGCAGCTCAGAAGATTACGCAAGGCGAGCAAATCACGCGTAAAGCCTTCTTAAACAAAGGTTTATCAACGTCTGACCTAGCTAGTGAGCTTGCAATGGGTGAAAACGCAATGCAGCACATTCGTAATCGCGTAGATACTTACTGGACACGTCAATGGCAGCGCCGTTTGATTGCGTCTTGTGATGGTATCTTAGCCGATAACGTGGCTAACGATGGCGGCGACATGGTTCACGATGTTGCATCCGAATCTATTGCTGGCCAAACTGCTTCTACTAAGTGGTCACGCGGTAACTTTACTAGTGCAGCGTTTACCCTTGGTGATGCGTTTAACAACACTGGTGCGATTGCTGTTCACTCTGCTGTGTATAAGCAGATGGTTGATGGTGATGACATTGATTTCATCCCTGATTCAGAAGGCCGCATGACAATTCCAACCTTTATGGGCAAGCGAATTATTGTCGATGATGGCATGACTGTTACGGCTGGCTCTACTGACGGCTTTAAGTACACCACCGTCCTGTTCGGTGAGGGTGCATTTGGTTACGGCAAGGGTATGCCTGACTTCCCTGTTGAAATTCAGCGCGAAGCTAATCAAGGCAACGGTGGCGGTGTTGGCACATTATGGACTCGTGAGACTTTCTTGCTGCATCCATTAGGTTTCCAGTCTACCGGTTCGCCTGCTGGCGAATCATTCAGTATTGCTGAACTTAAGCTGGCGACCTCTTGGGATCGTATTATTGACCGCAAGCTTATCCCAATGGCTTTCTTGGTGACTAACTAGGCTTAGATGGCTAGCTCAAGCCCTTGGCGATAGTATCAAAAAGGGCTTATTTATAGGTGGATAACAATGTCAGAAAAACTAAATAATGACGGCTTGATTCCTGGTCAAGAAGTCGATTTTGCTACACTAATGCGAATTAACAGCAAGCGCAATGAGGCTGCTAAAAATGGAAATAAAACTAAACAGCCCAAAGTACGCAGAAGCGCAAAGCCTACAGTATCAGATGTACAAGAAGCAGGCGGACAGAAAGAAGCGTAAAAACTTCGTACCTGAGCTATTCGAGCGATACTTCCGCCGCAACGAAGGCACAACAGACTATGCTACTATTCCAGAAGTTACGCTTGCTGGGGATTTTGTGATAACTTTCTCTGCTATGCTAGTAGCGGGTAAAACTCAAACATTTATGGGGAGCACAGGAGATACTGCAAACTTCTTCTCTTTCTTCGATAACGGGACAATGATCAACAGGCTTTCTTCCGTGCAGACTACAGCTGTAGATGTCTCTTCGTATATGGATAATAGGTTTCACACCATAAGCATGACGAGAACGGGAACGTTACTAGACGTGAGCATAGATCAGGTATCTGTTTTATCGGAGAGTAATGCAGGCACTTTCTTTTTTGACACTTTATACAACAATGATCAGCTCCAGTATGGGGTGCAAGGCATCCTAGCCAACCTAAAAATCTGGGACAACGGCACACTAATACGCGACTACCCGCTAGATGATAACTCGGACATATTGCGTAATCGGGCCACTGTGCTGGGTGGGGAGTTATGGGGTTCAAATACACTGTCTTCGGCAAATAATGCTTCAGTAACACCTATTGTTGGGGGTTATACGATAATAAGCACTTCTGGAGCTTCTGGAAACGTAGCCAACGGCGGGGTCGATCAAAGCGTTGATAACATGGTTATTGGCACAACGTACAAATTCTCAGTCGCATCTACTGAGCCAGTTAATTTGGTTGTCTATAACAGCTCGTTCGGGCAAATAGCGTCTGGTATTAATGCTGTTGTTTTCACAGCCGTTGCTGGCGTTAAGGTGTATGTATGCCCTAGGAGCACGAACCCTATTGATGTGACTTTATTATCAATCCGCCAAGCAGACGGATACGGCACAGTAATAAACGGTAACGCCTCAGACTGGGGATTGTTTCAGCAGCAAGCTACAGGTGAGTGGCTGGGGCAGGAGTTGGTTACGCAGGCAGTATGGGAAAACCCTGCAAGTTCTGGCGCTCAATGGACACTAACTAGTAATCAGTGGGTTTTGAATGGTGATGGCTCCTTTAGTGGATTGTCTCTAATCGCGAGCGGGTTCCTTCCGGAAATTTACAGGATTTCAGGTGATTTAGTATCGCTAACTGGATCTGGCTTATCCTTAACGGATGCTGGCATTACTCCAGAATCTCTCATCACTGCTAGTGGAGCTTACGAAAGGACGCTTTCTAAAGCATTGGATGGGAATCAGAACTATAAGAGAATTAGTGGTATTGTAACTGCGACGCTCGATAAGCCATCAATCAAAGAGGTTCTAAACGTAGCATGATAGAAGAATACGAAGAACTCAAAACACACTCGATAGTATCGTGTGAAGACGGCAATACTTGCGAGTTGCGAGCTAATCACAAGGGCCAGCTAGTGACTTATAAGGGCGTTACTGGCTGGCTTATTCGCTACGTGACGACTTGTGATCATCACCTACTTGCGCTGTCACTAACAGAAGCTAAAGAGTGCTTAAAGCTCAATGCGCCTGATACTGATATTTAGCCTTGGTTTATGTGTGTCCTGTGTGTCTAATCCAGATGCAGAGGCGCACAGGCTCATGCTGTGGAATTTCAGGTACGAGGCAGATAAAAATAACGAATATCGAATTTACAACCGCATCGACCGACCGTTTTATGGCGACTGCGAGGACGCGGCTTTTACTCTGCAAAAAGTAATTGGTGGTGATGTGTGGTATATCGACACAGGCAAACCCATAGCTCACGCTGCACTAGTAAAGAATGGCATTGTATATGATAGTCTTTCTAGATACCCTATTCCAAAAGGCCAATACAGAGGCCGATTTATTTACATGATGAGAGCTGAATAATGGCTGATAATTGCCCGTACAACATCCAAGACTTTGGCCCTAGCGACTTAATGACTAGTGAAGTTATTGACCAGCGAAGAATGAAAGTGTCACTAGGTAATGAAATACCTAGAACGGCGTTTGGCGAGGTTCAATCTGTGCAGCCTACCCCTGTTATTCAGATCACAGCTCAATACGGATTAAGGTCTGAGGTTGAATCAATAGCGATTAACGGCACAACCCATTCAGAAGATTCTAAGTTTATTGTATCGACTGGGACGTCTCCATTTAGTATTGCTACTATAGCATCAACTAGACTTGCAACGTATAGGGCTGGGCAAGGGTTGCTAGCTAGATACACAGCATTGTTTACTAAAGGCGAAGCTAATAGCTCTCAAGTTGCCGGATTACTAACATCTGAATCAATACTAGGCTTTGGCTACAATGGAGAGGATTTTGGTGTTGTTTATGCTAAAGGCGGGCAGCTTGAGCAGTGGGATTTACAGATTACCACTGGCGGCGGCAACGAAACAGCCACAGTAACCATTGATGGCAATCCTTATTTAGTACCAATTACTGCTGGAACGCCAGAAAAGAATGCTTATGAAATATCGGCGTATCTGAATGGGCTGGTTCCAGGTTATGGCTTTTCTTCACTTGGTGATACTGTGCATGTGCTTGGACAGCTTCCAGATCTTGGCGGTGGTGCGTTTACATTCTCAAGCGCATCGGCTGTCGGAGTATTTGCGCAGATTCAAAGCGGACTAGTACCTCCTGAAACTTGGATCAATAAGTCTGATTGGAATATAAACCCAAATATAGATATTGATCCTGCTTTGGGCAATGTTTACCAAGTGCAAATGCAATACCTTGGATTTGGCGGAATAGTATTCTCAATTGAGAATCCGGAAACGGCATTATTCGAGCCTGTTCACGTTATCAAGTACGCAAACAGTTCTGTATTGCCAAGCGTATCAAACCCTATATTTAGAATAGGTTGGGGTGCTAGGAATAGTGGAAACACTAATGATATTGTCACCCAAGGAGCTAGTGGTGCAATATTCATTGAGGGTGACATTATTGTAGACACTCCTAGTGTTGGGGTTAGCAATACCCAGTTAAACGTAGGTATTACAAAAACCTCAGTAATAAGCCTGCAAAATAGACGGACATTTTTCGGCACTGCCAATAGAGCTGAGATTATTGGCCGAAGCTTAGTTCTATCAACTGACACTGGCAAGATTGGAAAGTTCGAGCTAGTGCTTAATCCAGTAATTGCCTCCGGTGATTTCTTAGAGTTTGAGTCTCTTGGTGATGGTGAATTAGGACAGGTATCATACAGCAAGGCAGAGGTGATTGGCGGTAAAGTTATTGCTGCTTACGATGTTAAAGCAGCCTCTCCTTTTTCTGTTGATATTGGCAATGTCACTTCAAGACTTCAACCTGCTGATATTTTGTGTGTTGTTGCCAGGGTTAGTGGTGGCGCAAGCTCTGAAATGAGCGCATCCCTAACTTTTCAGGATGACTTGTAAGTTTGTTATAACTTTGATGAATGTGGTATATTCAAACCATGAATAATAGAGAGTTTTAAAATGGCAATTGTAGTTGAAGACGGGACAGGGAGTAATCCACTAGCTAACAGTTACGCTAGTGAGGCGGATTTGACGACCTATGCCACTGATAGAGGCATTGCTTTAGTAGGTACTGCATCACAGCTTTTATTGCTCTCTATGGACACTTTAGAGACTCGCAAATATCAAGGCTCTAAGACTTCCAGCACACAACCGCTTTCATGGCCTCGGTCTGGTGTTGTTGTAGATGGCGAATCTATTGCCGATAACGAAATACCTTCTGATCTACAAACCGCTCAGATTGTCACTGCGCTATCCATTGACGCTGGCGTAGACCCCATGGGAAAGATTGACCCAGCTGTTAAGCGTGAGAAAGTAGACGTGATAGAGGTCGAGTACCAGGATAATGCAGCAAGCCGATCATATGACCCAAAGATTAATGCTTACTTAGCACCTTTTCTGGCTTACGGTGGCGGCATGTCTAACTTTGCAGTGGCTCGCGCATGAGTTTCTATTCCGACAAAGCCGCATTAGCTTCTAAGCTTCTGGCCAAGTATGGGCAGGACGTAACGCTATCTTTTAGTGTTGGCGGAACTTATGACCCTGTGCTGATGGTCGAGACAGGCGGCGGAGTAGTTAGTGAGACAGTAAAGGCATTCCCTACAAAGTTTGACAAGATGGAAGCTAGTGACACAATACTGACATCTGACATTAAGCTTGTTTGCGAGAAAACATCTAATAAGCCGCTACCTAACTGGACTTGCTTATTAAATGGCGCAACTTATCGAGTGATGGGTTCCGAGGCTATCGGCCTTGCAGGTGATGAGGTTATTTATTATGTGCAGCTTAGGAAGTAATAATGACTATTCGGATTGAGCAGGCACTAAACCAAAAGTTAAATACCTATGCAGCTGGCAAATCAATTCCTGTTGAATGGGATTTTTACAATGATGGCACTGAGCCTAGCTTAACTGGCATTCATTTTCGCCAGAATCTTTTGCCTGCTGAATCTGAAATAGTTGGAATTGAGAATACCGGCAGTAATGATCACAGAGGCGTTTATCAGGTCATGGTATGCGGAGCTTCTGGCGAGCCTAGCGGATCGTTAAAGGCAGAGATTGATAGCGTACTATCAGAGTTTAAGCGCGGCCAGTATGTGCCATATAGCGGTATTGATGTGATTATAGAGAATGTAAGTAAAGCGCCTCCTTTATATTCTGAGGCTTATGTAAAAGTGCCTGTTTCTATTAATTACCGCGCCTTCATAGGTAATTAGATGACTACTGTTAGCGCGGATAAGTTTGGCTCACTAATAAGGCAATGGGCTGACAAAACAGGTGAAGACATAGAGAAGATAGCTCGCGGGTTTTGTATTCAGCTGAGCACAAATATCATATTGAAAACACCGGTTGGAAATCCTAGCTTGTGGCTATACAAGCATCCGACAAAGGGTTATGTAGATTACCTAGCATATAAAGACGCGCCTCCAGGTTACACAGGCGGTAGGGCTAGAAATAACTGGTTTCCTAGTATTGGCTCTCCATCTCAAAGACAAAATAAAACACCGGACAAGTCGGGGCGAGCAAGTGTAAAGCGTTTAAATGCTGGCGCTAATAAACTAAAGGCTGGCCAGACGTTCTACTTAACAAACAACCTGCCTTATATTCGGCGTTTAGAGTATGAGGGATGGTCTACACAAGCCCCTGCTGGAATGATGCGAATCTCTCTAGCAGAGGCAGAACAGGCACTAATTAAAGCAATTAATTCAATATAGGAATTATAAAAATGAGTAATGTATTCACAAGTTCAGGCACTACTTACGCTATTTCAGCGGGTGAGCCAGCGACATACGATCAGGCGGGCTTTGCTGCTCTTACTTATACTGATGTGGCAGAAGTTACAGATATGGGTGAATATGGCGCTAGCTTCGAGGTTGTATCGCACAATCCGCTAGCAACACGTCGCACAGTTAAGCGAAAAGGTACGGTAAACGATGGCGCTATGTCATTACAGCTTGGGCGCGACCCTTCTGACGCTGGTCAAGCTATCCTGATTGCTGGTGTTGATGGCGCTGGGATTGATGTTGTTCACTCTCACAAAGTTACATTGCAGGATGGCACAATTCAGTATTTCACCGGTCAGATTTACAGCTATACAACCAATGTTGGATCGGCTAACCAGATTGTCAGTGCAGCCGCTACAGTTGAGCTTGATAATAAAATTATTGAGGTTTAATTAATGTTTGATTTAGCTCAGTTAGATAGCCGAGCTTTTGCGGAGAAGGGTATCGAGGTTGATATTCTTCATCGTGAAACAGGCGAAAGCACCGACATTAAAATACGCGTACAAGGCGCTGATAGCATGGCCTATAAAAACGCCATGCTCTCTAGTGCTCGCAACGCTAAGAAAGACCAGTCGGCAGAGGATGCTTGCATGATTGGCGCTGAGATTGTGGCTAAAATCACGCTTGGCTGGTCTGGTTTAGCTGCTGACGGCGAAGAGATTGAGTTTAGCTATGATAAGGCGGTTGAAATGTATTACCGCTTTGATTGGGTGGCCAATCAGGTTCTAGCTGCTGTTAATGATTCAAGCCGTTTTTTAGTGAACGCCAAAACCAGTTAGAATTATATGCCAGTCATTTGGGCTGGCTACATTCTACGCCCGATAAGTCTGAACAAACGAGGCTAAAGGCGTTAGGTGCTGGCTCACAGTTTGCTAATATGCCTGAATGCGACCACAAGGCTTTGATTGGTGCTTTTCATGACCTAGGCTTTGCCATGACTACTGAGACTATTAGGGCTTTAACCTTTGCTGAAATATCAGGGTTCAAGGCTGCCACTGGCTTAAATCTGAATCATTTTGAGATTGTAACGCTAAAGCGAATGTCTGAATGTTTTGTCGTATGGATTAATAAAGGTAAAAAGCAGGGCTGCATAGCTCCATACTACAAAGATAATAGAAGCGTTGAAGATATGAGAAAAGATGTGTCGGCCAAGTTTAAAGCGTTATCGAGGAAGCACAAATGACAGATAAGTTAGGAATTGCATTAGAGGTTCAAACCGCCGAGCTAAAACAAGGGACTAAAGACCTTGATAAATTTGCGCAAGCGGCAAACAAGGCCGGCACCTCAGCAGACAGCTTTGAACAGAGTGTAAAGGGTGCAGACAATGCAGCTGACGCACTGGCGACAAAATCACTACCTAAGACAAATAAGCAACTACCTCAAGCAACTAAGAATTTCGGATTTGCTAAAAACGGTGTTCAGCAGTTAGGCTTTCAGGTTCAAGATATTGCAGTTCAATTACAAGGCGGTCAGTCCCCCTTTGTTGTGCTTGGTCAGCAAGGCTCGCAAATAGCGGGAATTTTCGGACCTGGTGGTGCTGTTTTGGGTGCGGTATTCGCTGTAGGTGCGGCAATAAGTGGGACGCTGGTAAACTCGCTATTTAATGCCACCGAACAAACGGATGAATTGACTGATGCAGTCGCAAATCTACGAGCCGAACTAAACAAGACGACATCCTCCGAAATATCAAAGGCGTTGATCAAAGATACCGGAAAGATAGAGGAGGCTATAAATAATGTCGATAGTGGAATTAAAAGTGTTAAAAGGTCAGCAATAGAGACGCTTGAGGAGCTTACCGGTCTTACCTCCGGATTTTTTAGTGGTGTATCTCAAGGCGAACTGGTTCAGACGGCAAGGGCAAGGCTTAGAGATAATGCTCAGCTTCTAAACCAGCAGGCTGAAATAATAAAGACCGCCAGAGAGAAGGCGGAATTAGAAGCATTCGAGGCAAGAACTGGGCTAAAGGGTTTTGAGACTCCAGTAAACCAAGACATATTGGGCTATAACGTAAATGACTATTTAAAAGAGCTTGAGGATCAGTCAGAGCGTGAAATACTAATCAATAAGCGCACTAATGATCAAAAGCGAAGGGATGATCAGAAGCTTCTAGAAGACAAGAAGCGAATGCAGGACTTAGAACTAAGCACCACGGCTAATTTATTTGGCAATCTAGCGGAGATAGCGGCGGCGGGTGGTGAAGAGTCATTCACACTATATAAGCGCATGGCTCAAGCTCAAGCAGGTGTAAGTGCTGGTTTAGCAATACTAAATGCACTAGCCGCGCCAACTGGAAACCCTATTCTAAATGGCGCCATGGCGGTAAGTATCGGGGTTCTAGCTGGTGTTCAGATAGCGGCCATTGAACAGCAATCCTATAGCGGTGCTCGCGCAATGGGTGGCTCCGTTGCTGGCGGAAACAGCTATTTGGTTGGCGAAATGGGGCCAGAAATTATAACAATGGGCGCCCAAGGTGGTTTTGTTACACCGAATCACAAGTTAGGCAGAGGAGAATCTGTTACAATCGTTAATCAGATTGGTAATGGTGTTTCTGGCAACGTGCGGGCTGAGGTAGCAGCAATGGGGCCACAAATTACAGCTATGGTAATGGCGGGAATGAAAGGCGCTAGACGATGACAATAGATATTGATATTAAGCCGGATGCGGCACAGCTGGGTATAGGGTTTAACGTTCAATCCTTCAATAGCACATTAAGCGGCTCTAAGCAGTTTAAAGAGCTTCCTGGCTCTCGCTGGGTTGGCTCGATCACTTGGTCACAAAGACAAGGAATTGACGCTAAAACGCTTGTTGGCCAGCTTAGCAGCTTACGCGGAATGATTGATGAGTTTAGAATACTACCTCCTGATCACGAGGGCTTAGGTACTGCTCTAGGCTCCGGTGTTGTTAATGGTGCTAATCAAACAGGCTCTAGCCTTATTACAAGCGGCTGGACTGCTAATCAGTCTATATTGCTAGAGATTGGTGACTATATAGAAATTAACGGCGAACTAAAGCGAGTTACTTTGCGGGCTGCTAGCGATGGTTCGGGAAATTCGACAATTCAATTTCAGCCGCCTATTAGGAAGTCGCCCGCCAATGGATCAGCTGTTATAACCACTGAGCCACGAATGACAATGCGGTTAACCTCGCCAATAAATACAGCATCATTTTCAGCGCCTCTTGTTTATGCTATATCAATTGAGGCTGAGGAAGTTATCTAATGACTCGCACCATTGACTCAAATACGCTTAGGGCCATGACTAGGCTTGACTACCGACCTATCGTTCTGGTTGAGATTGATACGCCTTCATTGGCTATCAGGCTAACCAGTAGCACACAGGATATTGTATTTGAGTCTAATACCTATACAGCCAACGCTTTAGGCGGAATTAGCACAATAGCCGAAACAGCAGATTTAAACGACGCTCAAATATCTATTATTTTCAGTGGTATTGATCCAGCAATAAAAGCGGCTGTAGTTGCCTCTGATTTCATTAATAGCAAGGTTACAGTCAGGATTCAGTTCTTTGATAGCGGTTGGAAGTCGTCAGGCGATGGGTTAATTTACTTTATTGGCTCTGCTGCAAGTCAGAACATTGCAAGCGGCCAAAGCTCCGATATTACTGTATCATGTAAGTCGAAGGTTGCTAGCTTAAGTCGTCCAAGGTCTGAGCGCTATAGCGATCAAGAGCAACAGGCTCAATATCCAGGTGATATAGGTATGCAGTACGCAAGCGAATTGGCTAGTAAAGATATAATTTGGCCTAATGCGGCATGGTTTAAGGAGAATCAATAGTGGTTTTTAAGGTTGGCGGCATTGTTGGCAAGATTGGTGAGCAAATATCAAGCGGCGCTGCTTCTCACACCAGTAGCTTAGAGGCTTCCGTTGATCAGATTGTTGACTCCGGCGGTGATTTCTTTAGAGCTGTTGGTCGCGGGGACTTGGGCGGAGCGGGTAGTGATCTTCTAGCCATAGGTGCTGAGGCTACAAACATAATGACCGGCGGAACAATGAATGTCGGCTTTGATGCTTTCCGCAGGTTTGTTACTCCTGATATACCAACGCCTGATTTTGAAGACCGAAAGAATCAAATCACTAGCGCTAGCGCACCTAGAAGAATGATTTACGGCGAAACCCGTACAGGTGGCGTTGTTCGGTATGCTGAATCGTCAGGAGATAATGATAAATTTATTCACCTTATTGTTATTTTTGCCGCTCACTCATGCGACTCAGTGAGTGAGATTTATTTTGATGGTGATCTTGCATTTATAGGCACCACTGCGCAAGGTAAGTTTGTCGGCAAGGCTTCCGCAATCTTAGAAACAGGAAAACAAACAGTAGCTAATGCCGCAATTGTTGCCGATACGCCAAGCGGCTGGACTAATGACCATAAATTGCTAGGTCAGACTTATGCGTATTTTAAGCTTGAGTATGATACCGATGTCTTTCGCTCAATACCTAACATCACTGCTACTGTAAAAGGCAAGGATGATATTCTTGATCCGCGCACCGGTTTAAATGGCTGGACTGATAACCAGTCGCTTTGCGCTATGGATTATTTGCGTAGTCAGTACGGATTCAGAACGCAGCTATCTGAAATAGATCAAGATTCGTTCATTGTCGGCGCCAATATCGCTGATGAGATGGTAGCCTCTGGCGTGGGAGTTACCGAAAAGCGCTACACAGTAAACGGCTCAATATCCATAATTGACGACCCACGCGCACCTCTTGATAATATGATGATTGCGGGCATGTCCACGATCCAATATATTCAAGGTGCCTTTAGGTTTATACCTGGCGTTTATGTCGCTCCAACAAGTCAGAATAGTTTAGGCACTTCTCAATATACATTTGATAGCACAACCTCATTTACTTTTGATTCTACAATAGCTCCGACATTTGACAGCGGCTATGGGATTAACTACAAGTTCACCGACGACGACTTAATAGGCGGAATTGCCTATACCCCAAGCGGTGATACAGATAGCAGGGTTAACGCGGCTAGAGGCTCTTACATTGATCCTAATCAAGATTATGAGGCCGTGGATTTTGTTCAGCTGAATATTCCAGCGTATGAAACTCAAGACAAGGAGATTTTATATTCCGATACTAAGTTTCAGTTTGTTAATTCTGGAACGACAGCCAGACGATTGTCTAAGATATTCCTAGAGCGTTCGCGCTATGGTGTTAGATTGTCTGTTCGATTTAAGCTTCGAGCACTAGAATTTGGTGTCGGTGATCGAATAGAATTTGAATCTGTTAGTGAAGGACTTGCAAATAAGGTTTATCGAATAGATGAAATAACTCCGAGTATTGACGGGGCGGACGCATCTCTATCTGAGGACGACCCTTTAGTGTGGGATTGGCAAGAAGGCGATGCGCTTGTTGTTACACCTCCTCCGCCATTAAGCCTGCCAGACCCTTTAATAGTTTCCGCCCCAACAGGATTGGCTGTAAGTGAATCGGTTTATATCGGTAATGATCAAAGCTCACTTAAATCGCGAGTTACAATTGACTGGGATAGTAACGATGTCATTCAGCGCTGGGAGGTTCAAGGCTCTTTTGACTCTGGCCCGTTTGTTGATTTGACTAGCTATGTTTCTACCAACTCATTTATTTTAGATGACGCTCAAATAGGTGGCTGGACATTTAGGGTTCGGGCTGTAAATGGCATAGGTGTAAAGTCAGCTTATACCTCTAACGCTTTCACTACTAATGGCAAAACAACTGTACCAGCGGCTATTAGTGGCTTTGCAGGTACAAGGAGGCCTAACGGCGTGGAGATTAATTGGAACGAAGCGAATGAGCAGGATGTGGCTTATTACGAAGTAAGAAACGGTGCTAGCTGGGCAGCTGGAACTCCGATAAGAAAAACAGATAGTAATGGTTTTTTATGGGAGCCAGAAAACCAAACAGTCAGTACGTTATGGGTTAAAGCTTATGACAAGTCAGGCGGCGAATCAGCAACAGCCACCAGCTTGATTGTTGGCACTGGATCAACCGCAGTAACTTCTGACACTGGGCCAATTGTTAATAATAAGGTTTCTTTTGCTGATAATACTAGCGGTTACTACTTGGGCGATGAGGAATTCATTGTAGGTAACGCCTCATCATACCTAAGCTTTAGTCCTGCAACACAGTTTGACCTTGTTACGCCAGAACTGACAATTACAGGTGGTAGCGCCGATTTTAGCGGATCAATATCGACAGCCGATAATAGATTTCAGGTTAAAAACACAGGCGCAACATCGGGAAATATCGTCGTTATTGATGCAGGCATTGGAGCCACAAACTCTCACACGGCACTAGTAGTAACTGGAGACCAGGGAACAGGGGCGAGCATAGGCTCTATTGGTGGAAAGGCGTTATCCGTCCTATCCACATCTGATATTGGAGCAACAATTACCAGTAACGCCACTTCGTCTTTTGGGGCGCAAATAACAGCAGAACAAGCAAACTCTACTGGTGTTAGAGTTTTTGGCGACACTGTCGGCGCTGATATTTGGTCTTTCTCCTCTGCTGGGTCTGGCAATGCGGCCCTAAAGGTCACGGCAAGCGGAGGCGCAGCTCACATACAAATGCTGACAGAGCATACAGTTTTCCCAGCTGCTAGTGATGGCGCTATAATACTCGGGAAGGACGTCGGCGGAAATAATTCAATATATGTCAGATTAAATGGATTTTGGAGGAAGCTTGATTTTTCATTTGGCTATAGTGACGGCACAACAATACCATAGGAATAAATAATGACAATACAGACTATAAACATAGGCACAGCTCCTAATGACGATACGGGCGACGACCCCAGAACTGCTGGACAAAAGCTAAATTCTAATTTCACAACCAATTCTCACGCAGCTAGCCGAGACGTGGGCACAAGTGCAGGCCAGCTAATGGAAGTTGGTGCCGGTGGGCTGTTAGGCAGCGCCTCTGTGGAAAACTTAACAGCACCATTCGCAGGGGGTAGGTTATACCAAGCGGTTAGTGGATCGCCGATAAGTGGGTTGACTGTCTTCGGAATGCAAGCTGCTACAACTGACGGCACAACCGCAGCACGATTCATGGGGCGTGGAGATAGGGCATTCTATGAGGGTGTTGGTGGTGGAGGTACGGGTACTAAAGAACTCTACCACTCAGGTAACTTAAACCACTTGCAAAACACGAGTGGTGGCGCGGTTGCTAGTAACGCAACGACAGCAGGTTCAAATTTAACACCGGCGCAAACTGGAACATGGTTAAATGCGTCAGGTTCATCAATAGCAGATAATGGGTATGGATTATGGATGAAACAATGATTGAAAAATATACTGATTTTAGAAAAAACAGAGTTGGCGGAGTGAATGCGCTAATTAATGGCATTGAAACCACATTGACAGATGCAGAAATATCAGAGATCAATAATCTGGGCGTAGAAATTGCGCCCTATGTCGAGCCTGTTAAAACGCTAGCAGATGTTCGTGCAGATCGTGATTTATTGCTTACTCAGAATGTCGATATTTACAACCCTTTACGCTGGGCAGAATTAACCGCAGCGCAAAAGGATTCGGTTAAAAAGTATCGTCAGGCATTACTTGATATTACCAAGCAAGACCCGACTAGCGTGATTTGGCCCACCCTAACAATCTAACAAAGTAACGCGGATTTTAATTAATCCGCCTTTTACCTTCTCGCCTTTCTTAATTGAAAGGCTATCTACTTGCTCATCATCTAGCCAGAATTCAGCATGCGTTAAGGCATCAAATGGAGCCTTGCACCAGTTATCAATATCATACTTTCTTAGCGTTGGCGGGTGAATAATTACACTCAAGTGCATGCGCTCGGCAATTATTTCGCCTGCAAGATTTAACTCTTTCATGACTTCAATAGCATGCTTTCGGTATTCTCTCCCTCGCTTGCTAATTATTTGACGGCCTCTGAATGCGCGCCAATACCCATTAACGCTAGGTGGGTAGGGCAATTCAAACTCATAATCACTCATTTATTCCAATCCTCTATTGACTGCCATACATCTTCTGGAGCACCTGCATTCCCTTCCATTTGATATACCTGATTTGAAGATATCCAAGCCGTTGATTCATTGCCTAACCGCTTACCATGAATGGTTTTCTTGGTATCGCATTCAACGCAAGCGGGCAAACAAAACCAGTGACCAATCAAAACCTTATTGTGCTTGAATGTAGCTCCCTTGCAGTGATCAACAATGCTCGGCCCTTCATTGCCGCACCATACGCAAGGCTGCTCTTTTAGCCAACCTTGAAAGCGCTTCTCATCGGCATTTGGCCCGCGTGTATTCTTAGTTGGCTTGCGTTGCATAACTAAGCCCCCAAAACCATATCGCAACCATCACCACGACTGGCAGCAGTTAATCGAGTAACAACCTTATCGGCCAACTGAGCCAGTGGCAGCTTAGGCATATTGAATTCATAATCAAGGCGCCTTGCCACGGCCTTGGCGTAACCTTCATTGGTAACATAGAAGCCACCAGGCACAGCCCAAGTTCCGTCATCCTTCTTTACTAGGGTAATTCCACCCTCTTCTACATCATCTTTATTCTTAATTGTGCTTATGTATTCGCTTGTCATTTTAATCACCATTACTTGTTCGCTGTAGTTTTGCAAAATTGCCTTTTGACTCCAATATCAGGCCATCTTCAGCGGCCGTCATTTGGAACCATGTTAATACTTGAAACATTTCGCCACTTTTCCACGTCTTAGAGCTTGTGTAATCCGTCCTAGTCACTTCTTTCGTCAATGGGCATACAACCTCATACACCATCCACCTAAATGAGTCAGGGAATCTGGCAGTGAATCTCTGCTTAACTAGGTCTTTCATGCCTTGAAGTAAGCCTTCGCTAACTTCCTTCTTGTGAATCTTTAGACTGAAGGCAACATACTCAGTAAGCCATACGTGAAACAAAGCATTCTGATCAAGCGACCTATCAGCCCCAATGCGAGGCGCTGAGAATGTTATATAGCCATGCTCTCGCTGTAAGTCATCAACCCACTTATTGAACGCCATGCGGCTAGTTGCGCTGTTTATTGTGAATTGTTCGGACATTACTTAGGCGGCTCAGGTAGTGGCATCCAGTGAGTTACTTGACAACCCTTTCCATTAAATGAAACCTCAGGCTTCTTGTATTTTGCGCAGTATCCAGAAAGAAAGCTAACTATTACTCCGTCTCTTTTTGTGTTAAAAATGTACCTTCCCTCTTCTGGAATTTTATCCTCAACACTAATCCATTCACTCATACCCTAACCCTTGCGCTATTTGCGGTTATAACTTGAAAATATCAATAAGACCTATATTTTCAATATGTCTAATATCAACATTTCTATTCTTTAATTTCTCTTCATAGTAGGCAATCTTAAATGATGAGATCACACCTTTGCGAAGTGCTACTAATCCAAGTATTAAGATAAACACCAGTAAAAATAATTCCATAACCCTAACCCTCTTTGTTAATTAAATCCTCATAACACATCAATATACGGACACTTCGTGCCGAATATCTCAATGTTATACTCACACCTATAAACAAAAGTCTTTCACGCTATCACAGCGGCAAGATTGGAGCTGATCCACAGCCTGTCGAGATAACATCACCTCTCAGTTATGAAAATCTAATCTTCGTAAATCAATTTATCTACTTCACTCTTGTAATCCATAATACTATTGAAATTATCCTTCCTATCACTGTCTGTGCTAACAGGCCTTCTCAACCTATCCTCAGTCTCGTGCTCAACAATCTGAATAGGCATTCTTTTCATTTTAGCAACTCCGCCTTTAGGAAGGTATGAGGGCTGAATTAATTGATATACATATAAAACACAAATCATAGGTATTAAGCACCCAAGTAAAATCCGCGCCTTACTTTTATTTTTTTTCCAGTCTATATAGCCAACCACCATGAATACCAATATGATGATTGGCACTACAAGATTTAGCAGTGCCGTCATTTTTATTTACCTAGCTGAACCATTGGGATAGCATCACCCATTGCAGTAACCGGCAATTTACCATCCCATTTTTCAATCCACATCCTTTCATTTTCAAGCTTACGAAGGTCGAGAACTCGCTTGTCAACAACAGCTCTCTGAATCTTTTGTGCCGCTGCCTCGCCCTTTGCTTTTTCGAAGTCAATTTGACGCTGTAGCTGAGCCTCCTGCAATTGTCGCTCAAGCTGAACTTTGCTAATCTCAAGTTGAGCTTCTTCTTGCTGTATTTGCTCTCTTCGCTTAGCTGCATTCTCCTGAGCATCCGTGATAATTCGCGGATAAGTTATTTTAAGACCGATATTTCTAACTAGGAATGGAGTGCTACCCTTAAACTCCTTCATTAATATTGCTCGTAAGTCAGAATTGATCTTTCGGCGACTAGAAGCAACCTCGGCGATGCTAAATTCCGTCAGATATTCACGAGTCTTTGCCGCAATAACATTTTCAGCGTACGTTGAGTAAATGCGATCAAATTGAATAACTGTTCGGCCATCAATCTCCGTTGGTGGAATGGTGCCAAACAAGCTATCGACCTTCGTTGAGTCAATGCTGAGTGTCATTTGAAGTCCTACACTTAGGTTTAACTTATCTTCAGGCATAAATATCTGCATGTTGCTAATCTTTGTCTGATCGGACACGTCCAAAGCAATAAGCTTATCGCAATATGTCCAGCAAGCAGGAAGTCGAAACTTAGAGGTGCCTATAACCCCCTCTTGGTACCCGTCTTTAGTCATAATTTTACCAACTTCAGCTGGGCCAACCTCTACTCTATCGCCGCAAGCCGTCAAAACAATAGCCGTAGCAATTGCTACGATAGGTTTTAATATACTCTTCATTTTCTAAATCCTCTTTTCATTAATCAAACTAAACCAAAGGCCGACAGCGATAACAGAACAAAGCAACAGGTCTTTACCGTTAAATACTGCTACATCATGTACTAAATCAATCATCGCTATCTCCTTAGTTGGTTCGTATATACTATCGGCTTATTCCGACATAGTAAAGGGGTTATTCATTGTTATTTTCTATTAGGAATTACTGTTTAATAGATTTGTCTGCCAGACCCCGCGAACACTCCCGGACTTCCTAGGCTGCATTTTTTTGGTTAGTTCAACCCCATAATAAACACATGTAGGGTTTTTATTAGCGCTACTCATAGAAAATTTAATATTATCGACAAGTACTGAGCCAATATGATCAGTAACAATATCCCCGACAATAACACTTGAGTTTGAAGATGCGTAATCCATGGCTAGAGCTCTGAGTCTTTTATTATAATCATGCTCAATTACTGACTTTTTGTTTTTGTATTCTTCAAAATCCATCACACCACCCCTTCGCTAATTAGTTGCTCGTTAATCCAAACCTCACCCTTGGCAGTAAACAATGCCTGAGAATATCCCATCTCAGTCTGCTTAAGTTCACCATGGCCTTTATCTATGAATGCTTGAGTAAATGCCCTGCCACGTTTCACTGACTTGTTATACACTCCGCCCAGCTCATCTAAGAACTTATTAATCTTGACCGCGCTTAGCTTGTGCTTCTGTCCAACTTGGGTAGCTGTCATTAGATTGTCGCGCTCTACCAAGTTCTCAACGAATGCTACTTTTGGCTTGTTCTGCTCAATCTGCAGTAATGCCACTTGTTCAGATTCTTTTGCATCGGCCCACGCTCTTGCTGCAGCAACTGGATCAGAGAAATCTGGCAGCACTACTGCAGGCTCTTGTGCTGCAGACTCTAGCTCTTGCCAGCGATCAACAACCACTGCAGTAAATTCAGGCGACAATCTAGCAACCAATACAAGAGAGTCTCGCTTATCTAAATTAAATTCGTCATAGTATTGTCCGTTTTGAGCATTCTTACTCTTTGCAGGTGTCGCGGATTTGGCGATACCCTTTTCTGACAAGTCTATAATTACAGACATTACTTTTGAGTGCTGCTTTCCAGTCAACTCCGCAATCTCGCGCGAACTCATCGTTTTTACATTGCTTTGTATTAGGTT